AAACGGAACAAAATATGTTTGGACTGACTTGGTTAATTCAAACCCAATCGGTGACTTGATGGACATGGTTCGTTACGCAAAAGTGAATATGATTCCTGTTGCTGACGGTACTTTCGAAATGTCTGAAGCATTATACAACTCTTTCCTTTTCCATCCAAAGGTAAAAGAAAAGATCGCTGTATTCCTGAACGCAAATGCTAACATTTCGAATGTTGCCAATATGCTGATCGGAACTACTGCTGTAAATGCCTTCATGACTGAGAATAGACTTCCTCAGATCACTGTTATTGACTCAATGGTGTCCGTTGATAAATACAATCCGCTGACCCGTGCTGTTGAATATACTCAGATTCGCCCATTTGACGAAGCTGTTGTTGTTCTTCGCCCATCTGGATTACTTGGAACAATCAAGGCCGTTGAGCCTATTATTATTCCTGATCCGGCTGCACGTATCGCAACCTTTGATGGTGGACGTACTGTGTTAACTCAGACTTTCGATGCTAAAAACAAGATTCAGTATATCGAATCCGAATTGACTGCATTGGTTGTTCCTAACGTTCCAAAATACATTCTGCAATTAACTACTGACGAAGCAGCTTCCTAATTATGACTATAATTGAAGATTACCTAAACGGATTATTTGCTGATGATTTCTCAGCCAAGAACATGACATCTGTACTCCTAAAGCGAGGTATCTCTGTCGGTGCTGATATTCTTGATGTAGATAATAGAAGTAAAGAGTTGGCTCAGGCTGACCTTTACATGGTATTATTCAATAAGCTAGGAAAAGGAAGCGAATCTGTTTCAAAGGGAAATTGGAAAAGAAGCACTGGAGGAGCTAATATTAATTCGACTGATAGGAGTGCCTATTTGGCGGCTGCAAATCTTATCTACAAGAAATATGGCGAATCCAATGCTTTTTATGGAATGAAAGACGGCACAAATCTTTGGTAATATGTCAACGACACTAACAAATCCAGAATATCCACATTTTGCTGAAATCAGCAGAACCGCCTCAGGAGTTGAGCCTCCATTCGAAACAACCACGACTGTAATTTGGTCGGGTGAAGTTGATTGTCAGGTTCGGACAAGTGGTGGTACTACAATGAAAGACGATGTGTTTGTTAGCGACTACACAATTTATTGTCAGTGTATACCTGATACGATTCTGAAAGGAGATCAGATTGATGTCACTTTGAAAGAAGGCGACGATCCGATTAAATGCAAGATCGAACAGTCAACCACTGAAGATGTTTGGGAAGTCGATGGAGTGAAGTATGGAACGACAATTTGGGCAGATAAAGTTAGCGCATGAAAAATGAACAGGTCATAACGCAGGGAATCTCGAAGGCAAGAGAAATTATCCGGAGACGGTATCTCAACGCCTTAAAAGAAACTGCTTTTGATCTGGTTAATTTGACTGACGTTGCTGTATGGACACACAACTTGTGGGATTCTATTGGATGTGGGATTTATGAAAATGGCAGTTTGATCGAGTATCACGTACCGCCAAAATTAGCAGTTGATCCCAGATCGGGTGCTGATGAATATCCCAGAGAAGCTAGAAAAGACCAATCAAGTGCAATGCCTATATTCAAAGTTGCAGGAGTTGATGCTGAAAAGGCGTATTGGGGGCAAGATGAATTGTTTGATATGCTCAATGACCCTCCTTTAGATGTTCGCAACTGCACAGGATTTGCTCTATATTATGTCGCTGCGATGCCATACGCACAGTATGTTGACAAAAGATACAATGTTACTAATGAAGAAATGATGAAACCATTATTTTATCAGCACATTAAAATTCCTAAGTGATGAACAAAAACGATACTGATCCTGAAAAAATAAAAGCAGTCCTTTGGCATCTGGTCAACGACTCCGGAGCTTCTGCCAATATATTCACGACCAATAGACCGCAAAATTCATCGCTTGAAGATTTTGTTGTTGTTGATGTTAATGGTGTGATTCGTGATGGCTTTGTGGATAATGGTAGTTCATATAAAGCAAATTGCATTTGTATGATTCAATTGTTTGCAAAGGATATTAACCTTAATGGAACAGAGAACATGACAAAACTATCCGAGATGTACGAAGCATTGATGGATATATTGCCATACGACGCTGCTCCATATAGGTTTACAAAGAAAAATCAAGTGGGTAAAAGGGATTCATCCGGATTCCATGCAACGCTTGTAAATTTAGATTGTTCAATTTATTAAAACTTAATATTATGGCTGGAAACGTTGCTTTTACTGGTACTCTGATTTCTCCAACCGACCTTATGGCTGTGTACATCGCAGACAGGGCAGCAGTTGGGGCAGGTACTACTTGGAATGAGGCTTTTTACACGCTGAAAAGCTCATTATCTATCGACCAGGCTCAGGGTGCAAAGACGGAAACTTTTGTGGATCAGAAGGCTGCTCCGATCAATGTATCGTATGCCTCTGGATCGTTCGGATTCACTTTGCGTATTCCTGATGTCAGCAATGACATTCTTGGATTATTCTACAGCGATATTGCCGTTACTGCTCCAACATTGTTTGAATCTGGGTACACCGCAACTGGTTATTCTTCTCAGATCATTCCATCAGTGAAGATGATTAAATTCATGTACAAAGAATGGGGATTGGTTTTCACTCACGTAGAACTTGTTTCCGTATGGAAGAAAACTGGTGCTGAGTCTTTCACTCTGGATGTAACCGGAACTGTATTGGCTGGTGATTCTGCTGGTGAACTTGCTGACTTTGTAGCATTAACAAAAACTCCGTAAGATGAGTAAGAATAGGCATTACATCAAACCGACAATAGAGGTCAAAAATGAAGTGATTCCTATTGCTGAGGATTTGAAGGTAGAAGTTGAAATGATGTTTATTGTAAAAGTGGCAGATGGTTATTTGAAAGAATGGCATCCGTTTACTTTGACCAACAATAAATCTACTGCGATACGAATACCGGAAGGAGTTGCTGATGGGTACGCTAATTATATCCGAATGTGCAAACATAAAGATTCGAGTATTGAACCCGTATAAATCAAAACCCTTGTAGAAATACAGGGGTTTTGTGTTTTATAGCATATACCCATGAATCCCTAAAATATTTTGTATATTTGTGGTGAACTAAAACGGAAAAAAATGGAAGAAAAAACCAAATCATGCAAAAATTGCATACATCTTGGCATTGAAGAAACATTCACTGACGCCCAGAAAGAATCTATTTGCACTCGCCTCGTATGCACTGTCGATCCGACATATTCAACTAGATTTGTTTTATGTAATAGGCACGAGTTATTGCAATCAGAAAAAACAATTCCCTACGAAATCAAGATTGATTCGTCAGGACTTGGCGTGATGTTAAAAAACTTTGCAGTTACGTTGGAGGCTAATTTCAATCCAGAAAAAATCCAACACAATGCAATTGCAGCCAGAGAAATAGACGAGCTTGTCTTGGAGTTGTCGGAGAATGGATACGATAAAAAATACCATACTTGGGACAACTGGAAAGAAAACTTTATGAGCTATTCATTGAAAAGCGAATCATGGATTGGGAGCATTAGGCAAACTATCAATGGCATGATCAATGAAATTAAGCGGTTGGAAAAAGATAATGAAGAATTGAAAGGGAAAATCATATTTGACGTTGACTTTCTCGGTTGGATGGATGGCGAGGCTAATATACTGCCAAAAATAAAAGACGATCAGGAGGCACGAATAGTATATATTGATCGTAATTTTTATTTTTTTAAGAATATGACAGACCTGTATAATATTTGGAATAATTTGATAAGACCTAAAACTAAATAAAATGGAAAAGAATGGACTTGAATTTGGAAATCTGCTTATAGACAAAGATGGTAAGGAAAGACCAATCGTAACAATCGAAGTAGATGGAGTGAAATTCTTTAAGTATTACTTGAATGGAGTTGATAAGAAGAGCGGACGAAAGACGGGAATTATTGATGAAGAAATCACTCCGTTTGAATTAATTAATCCCATCCCATTAACAGAGGATTGGCTAAGAAGATTTGGGTTTAAAGAGTCGAATCTTGCGCTACTAGGGTTTAATGGCATTGAATTGCTTCGTAGAGATGGGGGGTATTTATATTGGAACTCGATACCATCAGATCGTGTAATTAAATACGTTCATCAACTTCAAAACTTATATTTTGCATTAACGGAAGAGGTGCTAAATACGGTTGATCTATGACCTCATCCGCAGCCCAACTTCGCCAACACGAAATCAAAGAAGATATTCCATTCCTTGTCACTCTAGGTAAAAAGACATATCCATGTCGATATTTAAAAGAATGGACTTCCGGTAAAATCTCGTACCTGATTGCACAGCGAGAACCGAACCCAACAGCCGATGCCAAAGAAATGATCGCATTGATGGCATTGAATAATACTCTGGCATCGAAGTGTATCTCAATGTTAATTCTTGGATCGTATTGGAAAATCAAGTTACGTCATTGGTATTTCTGGCGCAAAATTTACCGCAATAATACCGGACGGCAGATAACAGAAGCTCTATCCACTGTATACGAAGCACTCGATCTCAGCTTTTTTTTTCAAAATATCGTATTGTTGGATCAGATGAATATGTTGAAGATGAGGCTGACGAAGACCGAACTGAAACAATTGTCAGCAGAACTTCAATCGGAGAAAAAGCTAGTTTTATGAAAGAGTTCGGTGTAAGTGATTACGATTACGAACACCGAATTTCAGTACCACTACGAACAATTATGTGCATTGACTTGCCAAGAGTTGACTACAATAAAGGAAAAATTAAGAAGTCAGAATTTGATGCTGTTGCTGCTGCCAATAAAGAGGCGAGTAAGAAGATCAGGGAGGCTAGGGAAAAGAAAAACAAAGAGGCGTAACAACCTCTTTTTTTATTATCTTTGCGAAAATACTTATCGCTATGGCAGACTCTCCAGATAAATTAGGCACGTTAGAATATGATATGCTTGTCAATCAAAAACTACTTGATAAGCAACTTGACGAGATCACCAAAAAATTACAAGAAAAGGATAAGCAATGGAAGGAAATACTTTCGGGGCAAGGAACTGTCGCTAGTCCGAAGATAAATGTTGCCGATCTGAATAATGTCACGAAGGCAAATGAAGCGATTGCCCAGAGTACTGTTGCAATAAAGAGTAGCATTGAAAAACTGAAAACTGAACTTTCAGAAAACGTAAAAGCATACGAGGCTTTATCCAGAGCCAAAAGAGCAGATGTAGAAGTTGGCGGTAAGCTACTCACAACAATAAACACCCAAAAAGATCAATTAAACGAATATAACAAAACGCTTCGTGCAAATATTCAGGCACGAAAAGATGCTGCTAAGGCTGCTGCTGATCAGGCTAAACTAGAACAGACAGCTAAGGTGTCATTGGAGTCTCAGCGATCAAAGGCATTTGTCAAATCTAATCTTGATGAAGAAAAGCAACTGACCGCTGAATTAAAAAAACAAGAGTCTGCATTGCGGTCGCTTGAGGCTCAACGATCAAAGGCTTACGTTTCAGGCAATATCCAGAAAGAAAAGGAATTGACTGCCGAGATCAAGGCGCAACAGTCTGCAATGAGAGCATTAGAGGCTCAGAGGTCAAAGGCATACGTTGCTACCCAGACTAAAGCACTTAGGGAAGAACAATTGGCGTTGCGTGCTAATTGGCAAGAACAAAAACTTAAAATGGCAGTCGATGCACAGGCAGTCGGTTCGATTGAACGGCTTCGGGCGCAATATGCCTTACTGAAATTTCAACTTACTCAGGTTAAATTCACCGATCCAAATGCTGTTGCCAATGTCCAACAGCTTCAAGCATCAATTCGTGGTGTAAAATCAGAAATTACTGATCTCCAACCAACCCTCGGATTTTGGGGCAAACTAACCTCTGCAATCAAAACATATGCAACAGCCTACCTTTCTGTTCAGGCTGTAATGGGTTTAGGTCGTGCTGTCTATATGCAGACTAAGGATTTAGATTCATTGAACTTCTCAATGAAAACTGTAATCAAATCCTCGACTGAACTCGCCCAGACACAGAAATTCCTTTCTGATGTTGCGATCAATTATGGTGGCGATTTGCTAACCATGTCTGAACGATACATTAAGTTCAGAGCAGCGGCATTACAATCCAATATGACAGCATCCGATACCCAGAAGATATTTGATTCTGTGAGTAAAGCAGCCGGAACGTTGGGATTGAAAACTGACGAGCTTTCTGGGGTGTATCTAGCTCTGGAACAGATGATTAGTAAGGGAAAAGTTTCCACAGAAGAATTAAGGAGGCAACTCGGAGAGCGACTTCCAGGTGCATTTGGAATCATGGCAAACGCATTAGGCGTTACAATACCTCAACTTGATAAACTACTAAAGAAAGGTCAGATACTTTCTGCTGATGCTTTGCCGAAATTCGCTATTGCATTAGAGAAAGCGTATGGTATTGAGGCATTGACTAAAATTGATACGTTGGCTGCTGCTCAGGGAAGATTGAGTACTCAGTTTACTGGGTTGATAAAAAGTTTGGGGGCAAGTGATGCGTTTAAAAATACAATCAATAATATAGCCGGAGCTATTGGATTCTTAAAGGATTATATGGATGTGATAATTACTACCGGAAAGGTATTATTAACACTCGCAATTGCCCAAGGTGCTTGGAAAGCAAGTATAATTCTTTCGATACCAATACAGAAGGCAATGCTCATATTGACAAAAGAACAAACCACGTTATTGCCGCTATTGAGCGCACAGCAATTAGCGGCTGCTACTACCGCTACCGCTGCTGCTGCTGGTACTACGATGTGGGCTAGGGCTTGGAACGCATTGAAGATAGCATTTGTATCTAATCCTCTAGGCGCAATACTTACCGCAATAACTTTAATTGGAACTGCCTTTTATTTATTGATTGATGACACTAAAAAAGCAAAAAATGAGGTAACTGGATTTGCTGATAATATGGCGGCACAGACAGCAAAACTTGAATTGGTATTTAACTCATTAAGAACTGCAACTAAGGGGTCGAATGAATTTAAAGATGCCATGTTCCAAATAAATAATATGCTGACAAACGGTGGATTTTTAGATAATCTACTGACTGAAAATAATTATCTGACAGAACAATCAAAGGCGTACAAATTATTAAATGAGGCTATATTTGATCAAATTCTATTGAAAGAACAGCAGGCTGAACTTGAAAAATCAATAGCTAAATATAGTGAAGTTGTCAAGAAAACACAGCAAGAAATATCAACTAAGCCTGTGAATGTAGATGAGTATGTTTCTTTTGGAGGATTGGTATCTAAGCAATACAAAAAAGAAGGTGCTGATTTTGGAATGTTCGAGCTTTCAGGTGATCAGCAGAATAAGATTCTAATGCAGGTAAAAGATACGGCAGAGAAAGGACTTAAATCTACAAAGGAAACATTAGATGATCTTAAGACTGGAGCATTAAAAACGGTAACTGAAATAATAGAAGGTTCAAAGGGACTTACCAAAGAACAAAAAGATAACCTGACTTCATTCTATACAAATAAATTAGTGTCTCTGACTACTGATTTAAGAAAAGCCGGAGATATTAATAGGGCTGAGATGAAGATGGCTGCCGAACTTTATTCTGTAACTAAGAAAAAAGTAAGCGATATTTTTGACCCGAAAGATTTAGCTGATGCCAAAGATGAATTTGACAAATTTAGCGGGCTTATCGGAGACGAAACTAAAAAACAATTCGTAGTTGATTCCAAGTATGTGCAGTCTGGAGTTGATACCTACAAGGCATATCTATTAAGACTTCTTGATGAATTTAAGAATAACCAGACAGCAAGAGTTGCTATCGAAAATGAAATATCCTCGATCAAAGAAAAAAAAGACCCAACAATTAAATTAGATGAAAAACGCAACGAAGCCCTAAAACGCCTCAACGACAAATACCTTGCTGATCAAGAAGAATTTGCCAATTTCGATCTTGGTATTGCTGCCGGACGTATTGCTGCAATGGAAGATGGTATCGAGAAAGAAAAGAAGCTGAATGAATTGGCTTATGAGAATCGGATTGCTGCTATTAACAAGGAAAAACAGCAACGACTAGATATAATAAATGAGATTGAAGGTCGTAAGAAGGGTTCTCCGAATGAAATACTTGACTTTAATGCTACTGGGCTATCGAAAGAAGGGCAGGCTAAAGCAGATGAGGGGTTGAAGAATGATACTCAATATCGTATCAATGCAAAGAAGGTTCTTGACGAAGCGAATATTAATTCAGAGAAAGACTACCAATATAAAATTGCTGAATTACGTCGTGATGCTAACGATCAATTCCTTTCCGGATTAGAAAAGGAACGTGCCGCTATTGATGAAAAATATGATGATTGGATGAGAAAGGCTGCTGCTGCTAATGATATTACATTAATGGCAGATATTGGGATTAATCAGAAGATAGCACAATCTGAACTTAACAAACAATACGAGCTTGATCAGCTTGATTTTGTTCGGGAAATTGAGTATAAGAAAAATGAGATTAGGCTTTCCGGTTCTGCTCAGTCGATGAAGTTAGAAAAGGCTAATTTCGATGTGTATGTCAAATACGAACGTGAACGCATTAAAATTCTTAAAAGTTCTACATCTATTGATAAACAGAAAGAAGGGATTAATAAAGAGGCTGCACTTGCTGTTGATGAAAAACTATTTAATATAAAGCAAGAAAAAGAACTTGAACAGAAAATTCTTGATGGGGCAAAGCAAATATCAGAAGAATATATTAAGCAAGCAGGACTGACAGGAGAATCTGCCGAGAACCTACAATTGGCAGTAAGCACGCTACAAAGCATTGCAAAAGGAGATTACCTTTCTGCTGCATTAGGTGTTGTGAGTAAAATACTTACATCATTTAAAAATTTCAGTTCAGATGAAAGCGAAATGGTTGCATATTTTGAACAACTTCAAGCTAAAATATCTGCCATTGTTGATAAAATATCCTTGTTAAATAACACGTTAGCAAAGATGGGTAGTTCTGCATCTGTAATGGGAGTTCAATTACTACAATCAGAAATGCTTAATCTAGCTAACGATGCTGCCAGATTGAATGAACAATTAAAGATAATTGCAGACAATGAAGGTCGTAGAGGGGTTGGGAATACAAATGCTGGAACTTCTACTGGCGGAAACAGAACTGAGGCTTCTGATGCTACCGAAGCACGTAAAAGGATTGTTGTTGACTTGATCAAGCAAACCGAATATCTGAATCAACAGATAATTTTACTGTCGAGTAAATTACTAAACCCCAATCTGACAGAGGAACAACGAAAGGCTGTTGAGGCTGTATTACAAGGGTACATTGATATAGTTGATGCAATTGATTCAAGTATTCAAAGTATAACCGGAACTTCAATTAACGAACTGTCAAATGCAATTGTAGATGCTTTCCTTGCCGGAGAAAATGCTGCTGAGGCTTGGGGTGCAAAGGTTAATGATATTATAAAGTATATGGTCAAGCAACAGTTGATTGCACAATTATTGACCAAACCTATAACTCAGGCAATTCAAACATTGGTGGGTGATTCTGCTGATGGAATAACACCCGATGAGGCACTTAAATTTAAAGATACCATTAAAGGAATAACTGAAGATGTAGCTCCGGCAATTGCAGCAGCATCCGAAGCTATGAAACAGGTTGGAATTGATTTAACAACGGGTGCAGCATCTTCTTCCGCAGCCGGTATCTCCAAAGGCATCCAAGCACTCACCGAAGATACTGGTCGCAGACTTGAAGGACTGATCAATTCAATTCGGGAGTCCGGAGTGATCAACATGGGGAATACAAAGCAGTTAGTTGAGTCAAGTCAGATGATTCAGGGATATGCAGCGCAGAGTCTCAGCGAACTGCGGATGGTAAATACCAACCTAGCTACCCAGATTGGGATATTCAACGATTGGTCAACAACGACAAATGGTACAGGTGGCAAAGGAATCAAAGTGTACGTTCAATAAATCAAAGATATGGAAGCAAATTTTTATATTCAACCAGTAGACGGCTCAGAAGTTGACATCGAATCAACTTTCGGTATTCGGGTAATGTCAGTTCGTGGACTTGAAAAAGGTGATCCAAAGGACATTTTCAAACGTGATTGGATTGCCGAGAATGGAGTTGACATTTATGTTCCCGCCGTCAGAGGTAGACAAGCCACTCAGGTTACAATGAATTGCTTTGCCATTGATGATGATGACTCGACCGCAAAGACAAAGTATGATGATTTTATTGCCTTTATAAATACGGGAGGCACAGGACATCAATTTGATTACTACGATACGCTACAAAACTCAAAAGTTCGTTGTATCTTTGAAGGAAAGAAAGCCACGTGGTATCACTTCCTGACTCCTAAGAAAATGACATTTGAAGTGACTATGTTTAACCCGACAGGAAATAAGACTGACTTATGATCGAAGTAAAATCAAAGACTGACGTTATCCTTGCTAAATCATACGACTATGATTATTCCGGTACACATATGGGAGAACGGAAAGTTACCGTCACTATACAGTCACCGACAGCTATTGACTTTAACATCGGTGACTACATTGATCTGGCATTATTTGAACACCCCGAAATAACCGAACGCTTCTGGCTTCAGTCAATACCTATCGGCAATAGAGTTTACAACAGCCTGATGATTTCATATACCGCTACCTTTTGGTGGGTGGGATATGAGTTGAAAAATGTTGTGTTCATGGATTACGTTGAAGGATTCGAGTCTGATGCTGCATATAACCGCAATACAGCCGAAGTTTACGTCTTTGCAACACCAACAATGCTATTGAATCGGATCATGGCAAATATGAACCGAATATATCCTTCAGCTTGGTCATATGATTTAAACCCAGAAGTTCCTTCAATAACCAAAGATGTATCAGTTGAAAATGGAACGTGTTATGATGCGTTACTTCAAATAAATACATTGTTTGGACTTGATTGGAAGATTAATTTTTCGACAAGAGAAATAGTTGTTGGGTATAGTCCTGTAGTTGTTCGGGTAGAAAGCGTCGAACATACGTTTGAGTTCGGAAAAGATAAAGGATTGTGTGAAATTACCAGAGTTCAGAATGATCAGCCTGTAATAACAAGGGTTCGTGCGTATGGCTCAACAAGGAATATCCCGACCAATTATCGCATGGGTATTTCAGGACATGATTACTCCCCTAGACTATGCTTACCTGATCCTGGATATATTGATTCGCCAAATATTGACATGGATAACATACATGAAGGCATCTATGTAAATGACGAGATTTATCCGACATTTACTGCTCTTGATAATACGATATTTGCAGTAGATGCTATTATTGATACTCCCATTATATCGACACCGCAATACGAAACAAGAATTATTACTCCGGCATACACAACTTGGGAAACTCCTGCATGGAAAGGAATACCATATGCGATACCTGAGCCAATAGCAGAGGAGCATCCTGCTGAAACAGAACAGGTATTAGTACCGCAGACAGCCTATTCAACAAACACATTTACCGTTTACATCGCAGACCCAGGATTTGACATTAACGACGAGAATATCAAAACAACTTCTCCGGCAAAAATGTCATTCACAACAGGACTATTACAAGCAAATGAGTTCAAGATCGTATCGTATAACAAATTCATCAACAATATTGGTGGTGTCCCGTTGTGGGATGATGGTTTTGGGAATAAGCTGTATAAGATTGTGATGGAACGAAATGCCAATGATGTAAATTATATGCTTCCAAATTCAATTATTCAACCTGCCATTGGTGATGAATATGTATTTCTGGATATTTTCATTCCCACTGAGTATATCGAGGCTGCAGAACTTAGGTTGAAATCTGATACTGAAGCATGGTTGCCATTGCATGATAGGACGCCAAAAGCATATGCTATAACAGTCACCGAAGAATTTGTCCGTAAATATTCAGGTGTTGAATACTACCTGAGAGAGAGCAATGCGGTAACTATCCATGATGATATTTTGGGTGCTGACGAAACAGTACTGATTCAGGGGATAACCATTTCGTTTAAAGCTAACGCTATCCTTCCAACATATTCGCTGACCATATCAGATGTTCCGGTTAAAGGTAGGATAGACAAGATTGAGAGTGGCATCAAACGAATAAACCAATACAGTTCTGCCGGAGAATATAAGGCTGCTCAGGAAACAAACAATAACCTAAAAACAGCTACCATATTTAAGGAGTCAATAACCGACAATAATGGCAAGCTGAAAGGTGCAAGGATTCAACAACAGTCTGTCAGACCAGAATCATTGAGTCTTGATTTAAGGCAATCTGACTTTATCCTAAACGCTTATTTTGAAATAAATCACTAATAATGGGAAGTATAAACATAGCATACGGATCAACTGGAACTGTAACCCACAAGAACGAAGATATTGTTTGGGGTGGCATTTATGACCTAGAACACCAAACGTGGACAATTACAACAGAAGCAGATTTTGATCTTGATCCTGTAAAATATTATTGGGTTTACATCAAATCAAATGTTGATGATGGTACTGCTTTATGGTACTTGTCCGAAAGCAAAATTCAGGCATTGGATGTTGAAGGGTATTATATGTTTGAGTGGGGGCAAATTAATCCTGTTCGTGAAGGTTCTCGTATTTTGCAACCTGCTTACGGATCATCGTATAAAATGCACAATCCGGTTACTGTAAATCCGGCGAGTGCTGCGTATGCTAGTATTGATCCGGCAACTCAGGAGTTGACGGTTAATGAACAGGCAGGTGGTGGTGGAACGAACTATTTTCCTGATACCATTACTTCTGAAACAGGGAATGTTCAGGCTGATGGGAAGCATACGCATGAGTTGGGGAGTGTTCTGTCAGAAAAAATTATAATGGGGTATGGTTCTATGTTATATAATTTTCATTCGATAATTGACAGTAGAAATATAGCTCCTGTTGGATGGCACGTACCAACTATTTATGAGTGGTATGAACTTTTAGACCACATTGATATTGGGGCGTATGGAATATGGCCAAATGCCGGAGGATACTTAAAGGCAAATAGCATTTATCTATGGCGTTCACCAAACATTGGAGCTACAAATGATTATGAATTTAGCTCAATAGGCACAGGAACTCGCAGTGAAATTGGTTTTGGTGGATATAAGGAAACAACAGTATACCACAGCTATGATAACTTAGGTAGTAATAATCAGCTTGCGTTTTCAATACATAATTATACTTCAGAAATTAGAGTTGTTGGAGGGGCTATATATTTAGGTGGTGCAGTTAGATTAATAAAAGATGATGATATAGATGATAGTACAATGGTTGACAATGATGGAAATACTTGTTCAACTATAAAAATCGGTGATCAGGTATGGATGGCAGAGGATTTATATTCAACAAAATATAGAAATGGAAACTCAATAATTCATGCACAAAAACAGGAAGAATGGAACGACGAATATACCAACGGTAATGGTTCATACTGTTATTATGAATTATCATTAGCTGAAAGTACAAATCTCACAGAACACAACTCCCTTAATGGTCTTGACGGTGGCGACCCTGACAATAACTTCTTCGGGCATTTAACTGAAGCGGAATTGGCAAAAGTGCAAGCACTCGGTTCTATCTCGCCAAAAGATTACTGGTCTGGAACACTCGCTGCATATACGGCAATTACAACAAAAGACAGTAACACCATTTATTTTGTGGAGGAATAACCATGCCAATATATATCGGAACATCAACTAAAAATCAGCAGCAAATATCGCATGGGGGTACTCAG